AGCGCCAGCCGTGCCGACGATCAATGCATTACCGGGGCGCATCCAGCGCACCTTGTCGACGTTACCGACCGCGAGCGTTAGGTTGATTGCATTGTCAGCGAGGATCTCGCCCATCGTGTCGACCGCTTGCGAACTGTAGTCGCCGGCCACCGATGCGTAGACGTTTTGCCCGCCAGCCCACCACAGGCGATCGCGCCAGAAGGTGACCTTGTACGGAAACGAAGCGCCCATGCCCGTTCCCCATGCGCCAATGCGATAGGCGCAAGACGTCGACGACAACAACTCGGTCGGCGCAACGCCCGGCCCGATAACGTCTGCCGTGACCACAGTCCCGCTCGTTACCGCTGTGATCTTGAGAATCACATAGCCGGGATGCAGGAACTTCCAGAGCACGCCGGTATTACCGTCGTAGTCTTGGCCCTCCTCGTGAATCGGTCTCACGGCGCCCGTAGTTGCCGAATTGACCGCCTCGTAAAACTTGCCGCTCGATTTGCGTATGTTGGTCGCCGTGATCGACTTGCCGGTTTCCCACTGCGTTGTCGTGATATTGATCGGCTGCAACCGCAGGAGAAGCCCCACACCGTCCGTAAAGATCGGCGAGCTTGCGGTAACGGTCACAGATCCCGTCGTCCCAGATAGCGTGAAATCGACTTTAGTGTCGGGTTCGCGCTGGAATGGGCCATCGGTCGGCGCGTACTCGGCAAACGCCCAGCTCGTGTTTCCGCTACGGGTCAATGTGCGCGGCGCATAACCCTCGCAGCCGATATAGAGCACATCGCCCGACTGCGTGATCGAGAGCGCGCTTGTGCCTTCAGGGGTAAATAGATCCTCGACCTCATAGGGAGATGCGAGCGTGTACACACGTTGGATATCCCCGTTCCCGGTATATGTCCCGTATGAGGTCGTGTTGATCAATCCGTCATCGATGTCGTAAAGCTCAAACGTCTTTGCGCCCGTGTTGAGGTTTGTGACCTTGACGTATCGGCCATTGACCTCTGACATGCCAGCGACATCTTTGACATACATCCAATCGCCGTTGGCGGGGTCTGCTCCAACGTAGGTTAGAACGCCGGGGCTTGCGTTCGTGATGTTTGAAACATCAAGGCCAGTCTCAAGCACAACGCCGCGGTCGGTATAGAAGCGGCAATACTGGTCGCCAAACTCGATGACGTATGCCTGATCGAATGCAAACTCAAATCGTTGCAGCCAAACCTTTTTATCTGGATACAGAGTCTGCAAGACATACTTGGTGCCGGGGCATCGCTTCGCTGGCCCCTGCGCGGTCGGGATAAACCGCCGCATACGAAATGCACTCGATGCATATTTGTCAAAGTCGGTGCGGCCACTCATCATGGCACCAACTTCGCCACCGTTGAAATTGACGACAGCCGGATTAGCGTTAGGCATTAGAGCCTCACGGTAAGCCAAGTCGTATCAGCGATCGACTCAGGTGGATTCTCGATAGCATTCGCGCGGATCGCATCCATCAGCGCCATCCGATAGTCACGCAATGCTGCATTCTTTTTGCCATCAGACTGCGTCAGCGCCTCCGCGACGTTGTAGGCGATCGAGGATGCGAACGCCTCATCGAACGCGGTGTCAAACTTGGTTGGGTCGGAGATACGCGCGAGGTAACGCAGATTCATCGCGCCAGAGCTGCGAGTGAGAATCTTGCCGGCCTCGAGCACATACTCCTGCCCGCTGCTGCTGATAAGATCCGATAGGTCTGGCGCCGGATAGTAAGCATTGATCTGCAGGATACGCAGACAGTCGGACGGTACGGGATATTGGTAGCTGTAGTCGAATACGGGGGTATCGACCTCTGCTGCCAGAACCGCCCTTTTTACACAAAAGCGCCAGTTATAAGTGCGCTGCAACTTGTCGCGCAGCATCGAATAGACAGCGGAAACCTCTCGGGCTGGCTTGGTGTTATCCGAGAGACTAGTGATCCTCAAGTCACCCAGTTTGGTGAGCGCGAGGTTAGCGATTGCGACATCACTTGCAGCCACGGGCGTCTCCCGCAGCTGTTAGGCCGGAGGCCAAGTGTCCTGAAGAATCGCCTCTTTCAGCGTATCAATGGCAAGCAAAACTTCCTGCTTGCTCATGTTGGCCGCAAGATCAACACGCACCTCAACATCGGTCGTGGCTGTAGAGCCAGATCCTTCTGTGACGTTACGCACGCCCTGCTCGCCGCGGTCAATGCCGTAAAAACGCTCTGCCATGTTGGCTCTCCATCAAGAAAGGGGCGGGCCGAGAATCCCCAACCCGCCCCTATTACTTACGCCGTGTAACGACCGATGAGCTTCACCGTGCCGGTGGCGTCAGCCGCCGCCGTCAGCGTGAGAGTCACATCGTAGAACACGCGGGGGTCGCTGGTGAGCGCGAGTGCGTCCCACAGCTCCTTGCCGGAGTTTGCGATCGTGAACACCGCAGCCTCGTGCAGGACATCCGTGCCATTCAGCGCGCCGTCCTTGAGAGACAGGGCCGAGGCAAAGAAGTCAGCGTCAGCAACCGCACCACCGTCAGCGGCATAAAGGCCGATGTCGGTGATCGTCGTGGTGCCAATGTCCGGCGAGTAGATGCGGAGATCCGTCATCACCGCATTCGACGGCACACGAAACATGCGATAGGTCGAACCGATGCTATCGGTGTCCGTAATCGCCGCCGTGGCCACCGCTACACGCTCGCTGCCGCCATCAACACGCGGGCTGTTGAGGACAACAGGAGTCGCGTCTGCATTGGTGATAAGGGTCGACTTAACTGCTACAACTGCCATTTTCGTTTACTCCCTTATTCCGCACACAGAATGTCGACCACCTTCTTCTCCTCAGTGCGCGTGGCACCGAAGGTACCCATCAGGTAAACCTGATACGGGTGAGAAGAAAGATCGCGACGCTGCGTCACGTTGGACATGATGTCATTCCACATGCCGAGGTGAACGCCCGACGGCACCCACACGGGGCAGCGGCGGTGGTTCGAGGACGTCGGAAGACGCTCGGTGTGGATGAAGTTGATCCCGAGGAATCGGGTCACTTTGCCGTCCTGCAACACCGGCATACCGGGGCTGTAGTCCTCGCTCGTGACCTGAATCTGGCCGAGAAGGTCGTCGTGCTGCTCAGCAGAGATGGCGCAGTACACCGGCTCGGCATCGAGGTCGACTTCGTTCTCCATCAGGATGCGGCGCGCTTCACGCAGCTTGTCGACCGTGAGGCCCACGTTGCCCGAGGCAGCGTAGTTCACAGCAACCTGCTGGGTGGAGGTGGCAAAGTTGGTGGTCGTGCCGCCAGCCTCGCCAGTCTTGTTCGCACCGAAGATGCCCGAGATGATCACATCGTCGATCGCGCGGCCCATCGCATAGAGACCGTTCTGCGAATAAGCAGACTGCGGGTCAGCGAGGAGACGGAGCTTGTCGAAGTTGTCGATCAGGTCGGCCCAATCGTAGTCTTCAGGAAACACCCAGCGACGGTTGTTCGGCGTGTTGACCGGGACGATCGGGGTGTAGCGGGTCGAAACCGCACGGGCAGAAGTGGCACCGTACTGCGTCACGACTTCCGACTGCTTACCCTTGTACGAACCAGTCTGCACCGCTTGGCGCAGCTTGGAGCCCTTCTGCTGCAGGAGCAGCGAGATGTTAGTGCCGTATTGGACGGCATAAACGCTTGAAAACAAAGTTAGATACTGTTCTCGGATGGCTTGTCCGTTGCCGGGGCCAGAATCCTTGCCAGATACGCTCTGACCAAGCGACCGTCTTTCCGGCTGTCTTGGGGGTCTTGCGACTTGCCCCATCCTAAAAGGCCGGGGAGCTGCCTCCCCGGCAAGTCACTCTCAGGAGAAAATTACAAAGCAATTGGATGGTATGCCCTGCTCACTCCGATGTAAAGAGCTCGGAGATTCGCCATGCGCTGCAGCTTCATCATCTCTTCAATCGCACCAGCGCGCACCCGTTCGTCGGTGTTCATGTAACGGCCCATGAACTCCTGATCGGCAAACATGCCGGCGATCTTGTTCTTCGCCTGCGCCGGGGTCATCGCGCCGCCCGTCGGCGTGTCGCTTGAGACAAACGAGCCCTCGGCAAACTGCGAGCCGATCGAGTGAAAGAGCTTCATCAGCTTGGCCGTGCCGATCGCCCGCTCCATCGCGTCGAAGGTGTCCTCATCGATACCAGCCTCCTTGCTGAACTTGAGGACTGCCCGCTTGGCAAGCTCCTCATTCTGCGCGGCGGCAGCGCCCCACTCTTTCTGCAGCTCCTTGTACTCGGCCTCCGACTTCGCGGAGAAGCCCTCGGCTTCAGCCTCGATGCGCTGCGCAGACGTCTGGTTC